CGCACCTAGAGGGACTATTCCTTTAGTTTGCTTTACGAAAAATTTTGAGTCTGAATATGTTGCTGTCCAGTTCAGCGACTTTGTTAATATTGTTAAAGAATTAGAAGAGTTAAGAAATGAAAATAAGTAACGAGGATAATATTGAACTAATGGCAAGGTATGAAGATAAGTACTTTGACTTAGCTATTGTTGACCCTCCCTATGGGATTGAGAGATTTAAAAAAGTTACTGAAAATCCAACAGATAAAGATGTACACGCTAAACGTTTTCAAAAAATGGAATTAATTAATAATACAAAACCATCAAATAAATATTGGCGAGAATTATTTAGAGTTAGTAAAAATCAAATAGTTTGGGGTGCAAATAATTTTACATTACCTGAAAGCGAATATTTTTTAGTTTGGGATAAAAAACAAGCAATGCCTAATTTTGCAAGATGCGAATTAGCTTTTGTTTCAATGGGTTTAAAAAAACCTGCAAAAATATTTGAATATTCTATACACAAACATAACCAAACCGAAAAAATACATAATACACAAAAACCTGTATCTCTTTATGAATTTTGTTTAATGAATTACGCAAAAGAAGGAGATAAAATACTTGATACACATTTAGGTAGCGGCTCAATAGCTTTAGCGTGTCATAATCTAGGATATGATTTAACTGCTTGTGAACTTGACAAAGAGTATTATGATAGTGCAATTAAAAGAATCAAACAACATCAACAACAATTAACTATATTTTAAATGAAAGAAACACTTAATAGAATAGCTGATATTATAGACGACTATAATACTACTGACATCTTTGACGGTCAGACGCTAAACAACCAATTAAAACAACTTACGTCTATGTTGTACCACGTTGAAACAATAAGAACAAAAGCACATCAAGACTTTGAGTCTGTTATACATAACAAAGTTAATGAAGGTTTTAGCGTAGCAAGGGCAACAAATGAGGCTAACGTTGAAGTCCCTGAGATGTATAGACTAAGAAGATTATTAGAGTCAGGGTATCGAGTAGTTGACTCAATGCGAACTAACATAAGTTTTTTAAAGTCTGAAATGTATAATGTTCAAAAAGATTATTAATTTTACAAAATGAACAACAAGCTTATTAAAAAAATAGAGAATTTTATTTTGTTTATTGGTAGAGAATACCGAGTTGTTCAAATAGAAGATTTTAAACAGGACATAATACTACTCTTATTAGAAAAAGGAGAGGAGTTTATAATACAATTAGAAGACGAGAACAGTCTTAAAAAATATATCTATAAGCTGTGTCTATTTCAAATAATTAATAAGAGGGGACAGTATCAAAGAAAGTATTACATACCTGCACACTTTCAAGACTTAAAAGATATTGAAACTTATTCAAACACCTGTTTTAAAGATGAGGTCTTAATTGAATTAGTGGACTCACTATCGGGATTAGATAAGATACTTATTGAGCAGTTATTAATTTGCAGAGGTATTAAATCTTGTTTGTCTGAAAAAAGTAAAATATCAAACTCAACTATTAACTTTAAAATAGAAGAGTTATCAAAAAGAATTAAACAAAAATGGCAATTAAATGAATTTTATGGTTGAGATAATTTTAATAATAACACTAACAACAGCCTGGACTGATTATGCTCGTCCTATGTTGTATATATTGGACTACAAACCTTTTAACTGTAGTTTCTGTCTAACGTTTTGGCTTTCGATAATAGTATTTTTTATAACTTTTAATCCTATTGTTTTGTCGAGTTCGTTATTTTTACGTATAATAGAAAGACGATTATTATGAATGTAGATAAAGTGATTAAAATATATAAGTTAACTTCAGCTTTTCCGTCTAGTATTGGATTAGATTATTTAAAGAATGAGTTAGACCCTATATTAAAAGAAATAAACCCTGACATAAGAATTAGTTGGGCTTGTAATAGCTGTGTCAAGAATCAAATGTCACAATTATACGGTTGGTTAATGAAGAAAGAAGAGACAGAAAAAAAAGTAGTTAAAAAGAAAACAGTAAAAAAGAATGTCAGAAAACAAACTCGAAAAAAAAGGGAAAGTTAGCTATGGCTATTTTATAGACGAAGAAGGTCTATTCTATTACTCAGAGATGAACGGAGAAGTTTATGAGATGTTTGACATCAACGGAGTGTCTTCAATGACATTAAATGACAATTATGATTTTAATATTTTAGAACTAGCATATATATATAATTTAGATGAATTGGATAGAGAAGACGAACTATAACACAGAAATGATGAAACGAAGACTTACATACAACGGAAAGCAAGTCTATATTAAAAAACTAAAAAGCAAATACGCTTTAGTCTCTCACTATAAAGAGGGAAACATTAAACAGTTTAAAGTTAATATAAAAGATTTGGCTGACCTATGAGACTAACACCACAAGAGATTGAGGAGCAAAAGAAACTTCACGGAGCTGAAGCGGTTAATTTTTTTGTGCGGTTTATGGAGGCTAGAGAGGTGTGGCGAAGACTACCTGATTATTTTATTAAAGATGTGATTTTAAACAGTGACGATATTAGAACTAATAAAAACCTTAGAGGAGGAAATAATAGAACAAACAAACGGAAAGTTCAAAAGCTCCTGGGAGATAGAGCGGCTAAAATTAGCAGCAGAAAGAAAGACGATGCCTAAATGGGTTAGAGATTTAATTAAGAAGTATGAGCAAAAAGCTAACACCTAAACAAAGAAAGTTCGCTGAAGAGTATGTTAACACAGGCAACGCTTCAGAGGCTTATAGACGGGCTTATGATGTAGGTAAAAATACTTCTATTGATACTATTAAAGTAAACTCAAGTAAGATGTTAACAGATACTAACATATTACTAACTATTAAAGAGTTACAAATAAAAGAAGCTGAGTCTTTTCAAATCACACGCAAGGAAGTAGCAGAGGGCTATTTTAAAATGATTAAATCTTGGGAGTATCTTATGGACCTAGCAGCAAAAGAAAACCTCTCAAAAGAGCAGAAAGCGAAGTTCTATTTATTAAAAGAAATGGTGAAAGGTTCTGACTATAGAGGAGCATACGATTCTATTGCAAAGATGTTCGGACTCAACGCACCTGACAAACAAGAGATAGAGCAGACTGTACACAATATCAACATCAATATAAAGCGTGGAAGCGACTGAGATATTTGAGCGTAACTATGACAGCGAATCTAAAATCGTAGTTAATCGAGGAGGGACTCGTAGTTCTAAAACCTGGTCTTTGAATCAGCTTTGTGCCTTATGGTTAATTAGTGGTAATTATGGAGAAGGTCAATATTGTAACGAGGGCGTATGGACGACCGTCAGAAAGTATAGGACAAACTTAGACGGAACAGTTGTCAGAGATTTTGAAGATATATTGAAAGCTGAGGGTTGGTATAATTTAGTTGACCACAACAAGACTAAGAAACAATACAGAGTAGGAAAGAGATTAGTTGAGTTTATTGGAGCAGATGACGAGCAGAAACTTAGAGGAGCTAAAAGGAATATATTATACTGTAATGAAGCTAATGAATTAGAATATAAACAGGAGTTCTTCCAGTTGTTAATGAGGACCGAGAATAAAATCTTTATTGACTTCAATCCTGATGACGAGCAAGTATGGATTAATCAGGAGCTAGAGATTAAGCGTTCTAATGAAGTCGGAGACGTTGAGGTGATAGTATCTAATTATAAAAACAATTCTTTCTTACCTAAGTCATTAATAAAAGAAATAGAATACCTACAGCAAACAGACAAAGAGTTTTGGAAGATATACGGTCTAGGTGAATACGGTAATATAAGCGGGTTGATATATGAGAATGTTAGATACGTTGACAGGATGCCTGACGCTAAACTCGTAGCTTATGGTTTAGACTTTGGTTATAGCTTAGACCCTGCGGCGTGTTTGGCTGTTTACAAACGAGATAAAGACTTATATTTAAAAGAGATAGTTTACGAGAAAGGGTTAACTAATCAGGACCTAGCTGAACGTCTTAAACCTATTGTTAATAGAGATGAGGTCATATGTGATAGTGCAGAACCTAAGTCAATAGAAGAGTTATATAGATTAGGTATAAACGCAAAACCTGCGGTCAAAGGTAGAGACTCAATATTAAACGGAATTGACATTCTTAAACGTTATAATATAAACGTTGTTAATAGTAGTAATTTAAAAAAAGAGTTTAGAACTTATAAATGGGCGACAGACAAAAACGGAAACAGTCTACAAAAACCAATCGGTCTAGACCACTTAATGGACGCGTTGAGATACGTTGCTTTAATACATTTAAAAGAAAATAACAAAGGTTGGTATTCAATAAGATAAAACTATACAAAGGAGATTGCCTTATTGAAAGCGATAAAATAGAAAGCGGAAGCGTTGATTTGATATTAACTGATTTGCCTTATGGAAATATGAATACTGATGGAGGTAGAAAACTAGGTATTAATGGTTGGGATTTAGCAATAGAACCAAAAAAAGTTTATGAAATAGCAAACCGTATATTAAGAAAGAACGGTAAAATGATTTTATTTAGCCAAGAACCATATACAACTAAATTAATAACTGAAGCAATACCAAACATACCCTTTAATTATAGAGCAACCTGGGAAAAGGATAATTTTGCAGTTGCTTTAGGTGCTAAGGTTAATATGGTTTCTTTTACAGAGGATGTTTTAATTTTTAGTAAAAGCGAAGACATAACCACCAACCCAGTAAAGGAATACACTAATAAAATTAGAGCCTTTATAAATAAAAAGAATTATGATATTTATAAAGATTTCAAAAATGCTGGTTTTAAAAAATATGCTGTTTTAGATACTTTTAATAGTAATAAGGCAAGAAGATATAATTTTCATACTTTAGAAACTTACAATAATTTAATAGAATTGTACGGTATTGATAAAATGCAAGGTTTTATGAATTATGAAGATGCTTTTAAAATATACAAAGACTTTGAAGATGCCACACTAAGCACCTTTAATTTATGGGAAGGTAAAAAATACAAAAGCAATATTTTAAAATACAAAAAGGATTATGACGGACACCACCCAACGCAAAAACCTGTTTTATTGTTAGAGGATTTAATTAAGACCTTTAGTAATGAAAACGATTTAGTAGTAGATTTAACTATGGGAAGTGGTTCAACTGGAGTAGCTTGTAAGAATACAAACAGAAATTTTATAGGTATTGAAAAAGATGGTAACTATTTTAACATAGCTAAACAAAGAATAAAAGAAACTGAATATAAATTGTTTTAATAAGTTTTTTTTTTGCAAATAAATATTTTGTCATTAGTGACTAAATTAAACACTTTTACGCTCTCAACAGATGGAGCAATCCTTAAGCAATCCTTAAGCAATGCTTAAGCAATGCTCAAGCATTAAGAAGAGATAAGATAAGAAGAGAAAAGAAGAGATAGCAAAGCAATTTTTTTTGTATATTTGTATTGAATTAAACCACTTAAAAGGGGAGGTCGGCAAAAGAGCGTCTCCTCTTTTTTTTTGTGTTTATTGTAAATATTAAAAAATTTGTTATATATAGTATTATGGAGATTACACTACCAACATCCTGGAACGATATAACGCTGCAAAAGTATATTAATTTAAGACCTGTAATAAACACCGAAATGAGTGAGATTGAAAGGGTTATTAATATCTTATGTGTGTTAACAGGCGAAAAGAAAGAAGTAATTAAGAACATAAGTTTAGAACAGTACCATAAGATTAAAAAGAAATTAGCTTTTCTAAATACTGAACTACCTGAAACATTAGTTAACAAAAGATTTAAGATTGGTCCTCATTGGTATGAGTTCAAATTAAACGCTAATAAACTTTTATTTGGTGAGTACATTAACAATATGGAAATACTACAGGATGCTCAAGACAATCAAGAAGTAATATTCAACAACCTTCATAAAATACTAACTACGATATGCCGACCAATTGAGAAGAAGCGGTTTAGATGGAGAGACGTTGAAGTTACAGGAGAAGTCGTCAGGCAGACAGCAGATAATTTCTTAGAGAATATGCCTATATCTATTGCTTATCCAATCGGTGTTTTTTTTTACAATCACTTGCCGAACTTAACAACAGATATAAAAACCTCTTTGATGGAGAAAGCGGAGAAGATAATGAGAGAGTCCAAAAAGGAACTGGATTCTCTGAGCGTTGGGGTTGGTGGTCAACGTTAGACAACCTTACAAACAGCAGGGTTGATAAATGGGACGAAATACTCGCCTGGGAGGTTATTAAGGCTTTAAATGTAGTTTGTTACTACACAGATAAACAAAAGATGGAAAGACAGCAACACAGCGAATCAATGCAGAAATTAAAACGTAGATAATGAGTGAGAGTCCTTTTGACATAAATTCTTTTGACGTTTCTCAATTAGAGGAAGTGGTTGTTGACAATCCTACAACGTTAGGAGAAGTGATGAGCAACATAGCCGCAGAAATGGTTTATTGTTTAAAGGCAACTATTGACGAGAAATCACTTAACTATAAAGGAAACTTAAAAGACTCTGTAAGGATGCCTATAGAGATGTTTGGTCAAAAGATGACAGCTACACTATATATGGCTGACTATTACGATTATATTAATCAAGGTGTTAAAGGAATAGGAGGAACTAGAAAGAGTGGAAAGAGAGAGAATGAACCTTGGGAGATTAAAGCTCCTAACTCGCCTTATAGTTTTAAGAAAGGTCCTAAAGTAAGCCACATTAGAGAATGGTCTAAAAGCAAAGGATTAAACGAATTTGCTGTCAGAGCGTCAATAGCTCATAAAGGAATTAAACCTCGTTATTTCTTTGATGACTGTATGAAAGAAACATTTACAGGTCCTGCGTTTAATGAGTTTAAAAAAGATATTAGAATTGTTACTACTAAAAAAGTAAGTAAAGGAATGAAAAAGATTTTGAAAAAATGAGTATTACAGTAAGCAACTTACCACAGAATTATAGAACCGTTTACAATCCTATTGAAATTGTAGTCAAAGAGTCTGACGCAACAACGAGAGGATATGAAGGTTTTCAATATATTATAGATATTTACGAGACTACTGGAGTAGTGTTACTATCGAGATTAAAAACACCTATAAGAACAGATGGTTTCGGAAGAGTCAATATGAACGGAGTAATGGAGTCCTATGTTCAAACAATATTAAGTGAGATTAATCAAACTAATCAGGAGGCAATGTTCGACAATTCTGACGGTCCTCAATATTATAACGATGCATCCTGGAGACAGTTTAAAATTCGCTTTGGTTGGGAACATTATAACGGTGGCACATTAACACAGTCTTTAAATCAAACAGTAAGTTTTCCTAGTCCTTTAGAAGATAATAACTTTTACGACTTAATTGTTTTTAACGGAGCATTACCTAACTACAGAGGAAACGTTTTAAACTTCTACGACTGGCAGGTTACAGATAAATTTAAGGACTATGTTGTAGGTTCAGGTGCTACTCGTTCTGATTGGTTAACTAATCAACCTAACACTCTGACAGCTAATGAAAGCGGAAACGTTAAAGTAGAATTAACAGACGAGGGTTATCTATATTTTTTATATGACAATGCAGCGTACCCAATAGACAGAGTAATTATTGACGAGTACGACAGCACAGGAGCGGTCTTATCTACGTCAGAGTTAAGAAAACCAACAGCAGTTACAGAGCATCACGTTAGTGTCGCAGCATCACCACAAACGCTTAACAACGTAGCAGCAGCAGAGTTCTTGACAGGTAGTCAACCGATAATCTCATCTTCAGCGACTTCTTATAGTGTTGCACTATATAACACAACATCAATAAAGACTAAGAAAATGTTTTTTAATATTGACTCAGAGTGTCGATATGAGACGAGAAGACTAGAGTTTTTAAATTCTTTGGGTGGCTTTGATTATTTTAATTTTACTAAGGTGAGTAAAAGAAGCGAAGAGATAGAGAGAAAGTTCTTCAAACAAAATCCTGAGAATCTATCGTCTGTAGGTGTAATTAATTACTCAATAAGTGATAGACAAAAAGTTCAATACTATACAGCCTCTAAGCCTAAAATGAAATTAACGTCTGACTGGATTGACGCTGATAAGTTTAATTGGTTACTAGAGTTAATTGAGTCGCCTGAGATATACCTACACGAAAACAATCAAAGGATTCCTGTTAAGAATATAGAGGGCAACTGGGAAGAGAAAAGAAGCAAAGTAGATAAGTTATTTAATTTAGAGGTTAACCTAGAATTTGGGGTTGACAATTACAGACAAAGATATTAAGATGAAAAACAAAGAAACTGAATTCGAGAAGATGCTTAGAGAATTGGAGAAAATGCCAGTTCCCGAAAGAACTTGTAATATTGATGACGACAATTGTGAAAGCTGTTCAGGATGACAAAAGAAGAGTTATATATTGACGGTCAAACAATTGAGTTAATAGAGTCTTTAAACCCTAATTTAACTTTTAATATTGCTGACATTGCAAAGCCTGACACAAGAAAAGCGGACTTTTCAAAGACTATCACAATTCCAGGGTCTAAGAAGATTAACAAAATCTTTGAACACATCTTCGATATAAATACGTCTTTACAGACTTTCAATCCTAACTTAAAAACAGATGTTGTTTACTTAGTAGACGGAGAGGTTCAAATTGATGGTTATCTACAACTAAAAAAAGTTAACAATACTGACGGGTTAATATCTTATGAGTGTGTTATCATAGGACG